TAAGCACCGCACCGCTGAACTGGTGAACGGTGTTTGGGAATTTAGCGAGACGGACGGAACCTTCACTGGCTCCGTTCAACCGCTGACGGGTAAGGAACTGCAATTCCTGCCCGAAGGTCGCCGCGACATCGGCTTGATGAAGGTCTATTCCAATACGCCGCTTTCCGTGAGCGTGGAAGGCTCCAACACTCCGGGCGATATTGTCATTTGGGCCGGTCGCAAATGGGAGATTATTCGAGAACTCGTTTTTGCGAACGACCTGATCAACCATTACAAGTATATTGCCGCATTGTTCAACGACGGCGACGAGGACGAAGAAGAACCCGAAGAAGACGGCGAAGAAACAACGGAGGGCGAAGATGCCGAACAATAACGCACCGCAACCGCCCGCAACGCCTACGCCCGCAACGCAGACGACGCAAGCCGTCACGAACGCGAAGACCGCCGCCGAACTCTGGAACGCCATTTACAGGTGGGCCACCGCCGTACTGCCTAAAAAAGTGAAGGTGGTAAAAAGCCACCAGGACATGGCAAGCGTCAAGGGTGCTTTTATTTGTATCAATTACGCCGGTAGCTGGAACCTCGCCGGATCCAACGCGTCGCGCATGATTGACAACCGCCCCGACCTGCCGTCCCCGCGTGTTTTCGTCTATCGCGGCTCCGTTGAAGTTCGTGAAGTAGAAGGCGACGGCGATTATTTGATGCAACTTCTGGAATCGCTGGACAACCCGCAATATCAGTACCTCTTGAACGATGCCGGGCTTTCTGTTTTGAAGGCAGAAGGGCCGCAAGAAATGCCCGCCCTGCAACAGGCGCAATGGCGCAAGGAATCGCTCTTGACGCTTACAATGTCATGGGTGAGGGCATACGAAGGTTCTGAACTTACCATCGAGAGCGTCGAAATTTCGCAGGTCAAGACTTTCGGAACCATCGACGACGAGGAAAATCTTGTCGTGGATGCGCAGCAGAATATCGTGCAGAGCGAAGAACTTTACAATGAATTTACAATAGAAATCGAGGAGGCCTAATATGGCATATAAAGACATCGTGAATATCAACATTACAAGGCAGACGACCTCGGTGTCCGTTGCCGCCTTCAATGTTCCCCTTATTCTCTCCACCTTTGCCGCCGAAAACGACAATTCTGGAACAACGCCCAGCGGCTACCCGGACACGTTCACCCGTGCCAGGTCTTACAATTCCGTCAAGGCTCTTGCCGATGATGGATGGAGTACCGAAGGCGCCGTTTACAAGATGGCAAACGCTATCTTCTCGCAGAACCCGACCGTGAACCGCATTGTGGTGGGCCGTGCCGATTCCAACGATGCAAGCGTTGCCGCGTCCCTGAACGCTATTTGCGACGAAGATAACTCCTGGTATGGCCTCGTCGTTGACCCCGCAATGGTTGACACGGCCGCCAAAATTACCGCCGTCGCCGCATGGGTCGAAAGCGCAAAGAAATTCTGCATCGTTTGGAGTGCTGACACGAATATCTATTCCAGCATTTACAATGAGGAATCTTCTACTGACGCCGCGTCCCTTCTTAAGAAGGCCCGCCGCGACCGCACCGCCGTCATTTACCACGCCGTACCCACGGACGGCGCAGACTATCCCGATGCCGCATGGATGGGCGAAGGATTCCCGTATGATCCGGGTTCTTCCACCTGGGCATACAAGACGCTCAAGGGCGTTGCTTCCGACAACATCACGGCAACCAAGGAAACAAACATTCTCTCTAAAAACTGCAACTTCTATTCCGAAGTTGGCGGCGTGAACATTACCCAGGAGGGCAAGGTTGCAAGCGGCGAATGGATCGACATTATTATCGGTACGGACTGGCTCGAAGCCCGCCTCCGCGAAAGTGTCTATTCCGCGCTCGTCAATAACCGCAAGATTCCGTATGACGATACGGGAATTGCGATGATTGAAGGCCTTGTGAAGGGCGTACTGAACCAGGCCGCTTCCGCCGGTATCTTGCAGGCTGATTCCATCGTCGTGACCGTCCCGCGTTACGCCGACATTCCCAAAGCCGACAAGCTGGCCCGCAAGTTGCCGGACGTGAACTTCACCGCACTCTACCAGGGTGCTATCCATCGTGTAACCATCAACGGCACGATTTCCGTGTAATCTATAAGGAGAATGAATCATGGCTAATCTTCCCGTAAGAACTTACGACCCCAAGCTGGTCGTGATTACCTTCGGATCGCTCTCGATTTCTGGCTATGCCGAGGGCACGTTCGTATCCGTGAACCGCTCCGGCGACGCATTCGCCAAGAGCAAGGGCGCAGGCGGCGACATCGAACGCGTGAACCGCAACCAGGGCGATTTCGAGGTAACCGTCACCTTGCAGCAGACTTCTCCCACGAATGCCGAACTTTCGGCAATCCTCGCAGCGGACCAGGCCTCCAACGCAGGCGTATGGCCGCTCACCATCAAGGACATGCTCGGGCAGACCCTGTTCTTCGCCCCGCAGGCGTGGATCAGGAAGGACCCCGAATGGGAGGACGGCGACGAGCTGAATTCCCGCGCCTGGGTGTTCGACACCGGCATCGCCGCGAACCTCGTAGGAGGTAACTAACCCATGCTCTCCCCGATTACAAAAGAAATTGACAACTTCTCGGTCCGTTTCAGGCCGCTTCCCGCAACAAAGGCATTCACCCTCGCGAAGAGGGTGGGAGCCCTTGTTCTCCCGCTCTTGAAGAGCTTTGACCTCTCGAAGCTGAACGCCGAGGTGGACTTTAATTCCATCATTGACGGCGTCATCGAGACTCTCTCCGGCATTCCCGATGGCAAGGCCGTTGGCATTATCGTCGATAGCCTTCAAGGCTGCACGATTGTTGCGCCCGGAAAACCCGCCATCGAAATCAACGGGATTTCGGACGTGGATGAGGTGTTCCAGGGAGAGCTCGAGGCGATGTATTCCATCGTGCTCGAAAGCTGGAAGTATAACAAGCTCGCCCCTTTCAGGCTGGCGGCTCGCTTTGGAGTGCAAACGAAAGCAACCAGTACCTCCGAAGAAGCCGCAAGCACCGAGACGAAATCTGGGCCAAAATTGGCGTTGTCGGGAGCCTCGCCCCAGAAATAGACGAGCGGTGGCCTATTCTTCGCCTCGTGGTAGACCTTAAAATGCCTCTATCCGAGGTCGAGAAATGGGACATCGAGGACATCGTGCACCTCAACTCGGTTCTCGACATGAGAAGCGACTACGAGAGTGCAGCGGATGCCTACGAAGCTATGGAAACGAAAAAGGCGGCAGAGGAAGCTAAACGCAAGAGGAAGTAGATGGTCATCGAGGAACTTTTTACACGTCTGGGTTTCCAGGTAGACCCGAAGGGCATCGACAAGGCCAAGCAGGCCCTGACCGGTTTCAAGACATTCGTCGGCGGTCTCGCTCTCGGCGCGGGCTTTACCATGCTCGCAAAGACCGGCATCGAAGCCGCCATGACGATGGAAGGCCTGAACGCCGAATTCAAGGTCATGACGGGCAGTGCCGAGCGTGCCTCCGGCGTTATCAGGGAAATTTCGGAATTTGCCGCAAAGACCCCGTTCGACAAGCTGGGTCTTTCCCGCGCCGCCAAAACATTGATGTCGTTCGGCTTGCAGTCCGAAAAGGTAGTGCCGACATTAAAGATGCTCGGTGACATTGCCGGAGCGGATCAAAACAAGCTTAACGGCCTCGCCCTCGTTTTCGGGCAGATTCAAAGCACGGGTCGCCTGATGGGTCAAGATTTGCTCCAGCTAATCAACCAGGGCTTCAACCCGCTTACTGAAATTTCGAAACAAACGGGAATGTCCGTTGCAGAGCTCAAAAAAGCCATGGAAAAGGGCGCTATCAGTGCCGACATGGTGACCTTGGCTTTCAAGTCCGCAACAAGTGCGGGCGGCCTGTTCTATGGAAACCTCGAAGCGCAAAGCCAGACCTTGCAGGGGCGAATTTCCACGTTAAAGGATAATTTTGTGACCGCCTTGCAGAACATGGCGGAGGCTTTCTTGCCGTTGCTCAAGTCGGGCGTAGACGTGCTAATCGCGTTCGACTGGACGCCAATAGTCGCGAAGGTTCAGGCGTTCGGGAATGCGATTTCCAGCATTCCTTTTGACGACTTGCTTGCATGGGTTCGCCGTCTTTCCATCTTGGTCGTGGCATTTGCCACTCGCGATTTGCAAGTGACCCTTGTAAACGCCTTGATGAAAGCCGTAGCCGTTGGAAGTTCGGCGTTTCAAAACATGACCCTTTCTTTTGCCGGATTCCGTAATATTGCGGTGACAGGCACGAAGTCCATCGGCCTCGCGATGAAAACGGCACTCGGTCCAATCGGCATCGCATTGATGGCCGTCGAGGGATTTGTAGAAGCCTACAACTGGCTGGAAAATAGAACTCGACAAAAAGCAACCGAAGAACAAAAGAAGTATGCCAAGCAATTTTTAGACCAAAGTACGAGGGGCGGTAAGACACGTGAACAAGTTGTCCGTGAACAAGTCGAACAACAGGAAGGACGAAAAGCCCGAGTAAAACATTTGCAAGAAATTGCTTCAAGGGGCGGTGATGAAGGAAGAAAGGCAGCGCAAGAACTAGCAGGAGCTCAACTTGATGTAAATAGAAATGCCTCGTTCGTCCATGCCATTCAGGAAGTTTATAAAGATTTGACGGGAATGGAATTTGAAGTTAAATCCGGGGCCGTGAAAACGCCTTCGATGAATTCCGACACCTCGGTACTCAAAAAACAGTTCGAAGAAATCGAAAAGAGCCTGAAAGAAAGTGTCGCAGCTACAAAGAAGCAGACGAAGGCGACCGAGGAAAATACCCGAGCACAGCAGAAGTTCGATATTTCGTCCTTGTCCCGCCAGGCGTTTGACGCCGCATTTAATGTAAAACTCCGTGAACTTACTTTGGGAACTATCTAATGTATAGCGTTATTGGAGCCATAGCAAATGCCATCGCCGGAGGCCAGCAGCTTCCGCAGCACACCTGCCTTTTTTACCGAAAGGAAGGCTACTCCGTCGGCGGCGTTTCTCTCGACCTTATCCTTGACGAGAACCATTCCAAGTCCGCAGAAGTTACCGAAAACCCGCTGCAAGACGGCAGGGCGATTTCGGACGGCATTTACTTGAAATTGCGCGAAGGCTCGCTCACCGGGCTTGTTTCGAACCACTCGCTGAAGCATACCGAAGAACTTGAAAAAGAGAACCAGAACGCCGATGGCATCCTGAACATCGCACAATGGCAGCCGCTAAAGAACCGCGCTGCCGATGCCTGGAACGAGCTGAAGGCGGTAATGGATGCAAAGCAGACGGTCACGATCGTAACGGCTCTCGAAGTCTACGAAAATGTTGCGATTACAAACATCGACACCGCTCTCGATGGCGATAGCGGCGATGCCCTTGCAATTAGGATAACTTTCAAGCAAATAAAGACGGTCCAGCTCCGCGAGGACAAGGTGACGGCGCAGGTGCAGCCCGAGAACATGGACTCCGATATAAACCGCCAAGCCGCAGTCGGCGTTGATGGCGGGCAGAAAGTCGGAGAGCAGCCGACGGAAGCCGATATGCAGCAACTAGTTCCGGGGGTGCAATAATGCTCAAAATTCCTTTTACGGCATCGAGAAGCGCAGACCAGACTTTTCGCGTCCTTATTCCCGAGCGGATGGTGATTTCCTTGCGCCTTGTTTGGAATACCCGCGCATCCGCGTGGTTTATTACGATTTCTTCGGAACGTGGAGAAATTGGGGCCTTTAGGGTTGTTGAGCGGTGGCCCATCCTTTTCTCTCACAAGGCTCTTTCCCCTATTGACGGCGATATAATCGCGCTCCCGCTTTCCGATGGCAAGGGAAAGCCCTTGAGCGAATATGATGCGCTGGGCGAGTCCTGGGGCCTTTTTTGGATTTCTCCCGAAGATTTGGCAAATTGGAAGGCGGCGAATGGTTTGGGGTAGACAAATAAGGCTCGAAGCCAGAAACGCAGATGGCGTTCAAGTAGATGTCGCCGCTTTGCGCATTGATGCACGGTGCGTGCGCTCCCGAGTATTCGATGACAACGAGCTGGAGGCTACCATCCACGGCGCGAGCGACGATACCATTGCAAAATTTCTCAAAAGAGGCACGAACGTAGCCCTTTATGCAGGGTATGAGCAGGGAGCCGAGCCCGGCCTGATATACCAGGGCAACATCATCGACTCGAAAACGTACCGCAGCGGGACGGAAATCCTGACCGTGATCCGCTCCATCGCGATGCGCTCCTTGACGCGCCCGTTCACTTGCACGCCGGTATGCCTTCATTTCAAGCCCGGCTCCGATGCCGGGCAAGTAGTTAAGGCCATCGCGAACATCCTGGGGCTTGTGCCGATAGGCGCAGAAATGGCCTCCGAGGTAAAGTTCCCCGCTGGCTGGACTTTTGCAGGCCCGGTTTCGCAGGCCATGAAGAGGCTGGCGCAGGATATGCGCACGAAGGGCGTGGGCCTTTATGTTGATTTGGCCGAAATGGTAATTTTCAAGTATTCCCAGGACTCGACATATTCTATCGCCTACATTTCCCCGGAAAGCGGGCTCTTGAACCTTCAGGATACCACGGACTATGTGGAGGCCGCCCGCTCTAATCTATCGAGTATGGCAAGCAAGGTCGGAGAAGCCGCAGGGAAAGGCGACGAAATCGTCCTGAAACCTGAAGATACCGACGATGCCTATGCGCTTTTGGACAAGATTTTCACGAACATGAAAAAGACCTATTCCGCACGCACGATGGTGATGCCGAAGGTGACCCCGAATTCACTGGTGCATATTGCCGACAAGGGCATGGGCGTGGACGGGCTTTTCGTCGTGGATCGGATGGAAATTGCCGTCGGCAACGGCCCGGACTCTTCCTTCGCCATGGACTTGAACCTTATAGAGGCATAATATGAGTATGGCAGCAGCTCTTGACGCATATATGACCGGGGCCTTTTCCTCGGTGCATACCTCCATACCCGCCACCGTCGTGAAGTACGACGAGGGTACGCACCGCGCACAGGTAAAGCCTTCGGTGCGGATGCTCATGGATAACGGCGTTCAAATCGAGCTGCCCGACCTCATGGATGTCCCCGTCGTTTTCCCTTCCGGAAAATTCTTTGACCTTGATTTCCCGCTCGACAAGAATGACGGTGTTCTCCTGCTATTTTCCGAGCAGGACATCTCGTCATGGAAAAAGGGCGACTCGCCCGCGGTCCCGGCTACGGCCTCGCGGTTCAACCTTGACTCTGCCATCGCCATCCCTGGGTGCTCTCCGAAGCCATCGAAAGGCAAGGCCCGCATCTCGATAGACAAGGACGGCGTGATTACCTGGACTGCAAAGAAGTTCGTCTTTGATGGGCAAGTGATCGCTAAGGGAGACATCATCGCCAGAGGCGACGTATTCTGCGGGCCTGCTCCGACCGGCCCCGGAGTATCCTTGTCGCAGCACATCCACCCGACGGCGGTCGGCCCGACAAGCCCGGCAACTCCCGCACCAATTCCACCGGAGGAAATGTAAATGGCGCTGAATTTAGCAAAATTCAAATCCGACCTCAAGGCGGCGCTAAAAACTGCGCAAGGGAAGAACCAGAAGGACGGAGTCGATAGTGACACCGCTCTCGGGAACCTTGCTGATGAGCTTGCCGAACAAATCGACGCCTACATCAAGACGGCAACGGTAAGCACGACAGTGAATACGACCGTGACGGGTACTTGCGCGACTCCTGCCGGGGCAGGAACTATCGCAGGCGCTGGAACTGGAACCGGCACCGGGAGCCTCTCATGATTGTGTCCGATTACCGAAAATGGGGGTCGGGTGAGTGCCGGAACGGGTTTGGAGTGGGCCACCCGGCCTCCTCTTTGTTTTTCTTTTTGAAGATGTTTTTGTGTGAAAATCGGGCCAAAATAAGTTATATTTAGGAATAGAAAAGGGAACATGGAAAATGCAGCTTGCGCTTGATACATCTACATGGGACTTGCATCTCGACAAGACGGGCAATATCGCCACGCTTTCCGATGCCGTCGCGCTCCTTTCGCAGCGCATCCAGTGCAGATTGCAGACTTTCAGGGGAGAGTGCTTTCTCGACCGCTCGATAGGCGTGCCTTACTATTCCGAGATAATGAAGAAGAACCCCGACCTTGGGCGCATCCGTTCCCTGCTTGCAGCCGTCATCGCTGGGGTCGAAGGCGTGAAGAAGGTACTTTCTCTCGATTTGCAGTTTGCGGCTTCCACTAGGACTTTGACCGTGCGCTTTCGGGTGCAAGGCACTTCCGGTGAAATTGCAGAAGGAGCTTTGTAAAAATGGAATACGTGACCGACACCGGGCTGAAGAAAAAGACCCTCCAGGAACTCCGAACCGAGACCGAAAATGGCTTAAAGCAAGTTTTTGGCGTCGGCTTCGAGACATCCGTCGATAGCCCGAACGGCCTGCTCATCTCGCAGCTCGCGCTCGCAAATAGCCGCCTCTGGGACCTCGCGCAGGAAATCTACTCCAGCCTCGACCCGAACCAGGCTACCGGCAGCGCTCTCGATGCCAGGGCAGCCTTTAACGGCGTGACCCGCAAGCCTGCCGAGGCCTGCACCGTCACAGCCATGCTCTACACCGAGAATGAGAGCGCCACCATCCCTGCGGGCTCGATCGCTAACCGGCAGCGCGGCGACCTCGACTTTACGCTTGACGAGGCGGTAAGCATTAGCCGCGCATCTTGCGCCGAGCTCTTGCTCGATATTTCCGACGTGGAGTCCGGCACCTATACCCTTGAATTTTCGTTTGGGAACGTATCGTGGGACACTTCGGCATCTACTACCTTGGCCTCGCTGATTGCGAGCGCAGGCGGAACCGCTGAAGAAACCCCCCGAGGACTTCGCGTGACCTATTCCGGCGGCTCGGTCGGCCTTACCGGAAGCATACCCGACGGCGTTATCGTTCATGCGGGAATGTCAGGCAACTTTACCGCAGTCTCTACTGGATACCAGACCTGCGAAATCGGGGAGCTCGACAACATCCCTACGAGCGTGGACGGCTGGAGCTCTGTCTACAACTACGAGGCGGGAACGCCCGGCGCCGATACCGAAACCGACGCCTCGCTCCGCGTTCGCCGAGAAGCAGCCGCGAAGGTAAAGAAAAGCAAGGCGACCGACCCCGCCACCGAGGCGGCCCTGCTCGATGTCCCGGGCGTTACTACGGCCCGCGTTTTCAGCAACAGGGGCTTCGATACGGATGCTGATGGCGTGCCTGGTAAATCGTTTACCTCGCTCGTCGTTGGCGGCACCGATGCCGATGTGGCCCGTTGTATCTACGAGAACCAGCCCTCGGGCATACAGTCATGGGGAAATACCACGGTGAACATCACCGACAGCCACGGCTTCGAGCAGCAGATTTCCTTCAGCAGACCGACGCCGAAGTATCTCTGGGTAAAGTTCTACTATCGTGTCTATGACGAAGAAGTGTTCCCCGGAGAAGATGCCATCAAGAAGGCCATGGTCGAATGGGCCGAAAAGCAGTACACGCTGGGCAAGGATGTTATCCCGACAAGAATTCCGGGAGGCATCTACGAGCTCGTGGCTGGCGTAGGCGTGGCGATGGCGCACGTCGCCATTACGGACAGCCCGGACACGGTTCCTTCCTCCGGCGACTACTCGTGGGAAGCCGCGCTGACTATCCCGCCGTTCGCGTATGCGGTTCTCGAAGAGGACCGGATCGAGACTATCCTCGAAAATGATTAAAGTCTAGAAATTAGGGTGCAGGCATAATGAGTGAAGTCATCACAAGCTATTCGGAAGCGCAGCGAAAGTATGTGCCCGAGCAATATAAGAGGAGCGAGAAGCTGCTCGGCTTGATAGATTGCGACCTTGCGATGGCCGACGAAATCGAGAAGGCCCTGCACGAAATCGGAGACTCTTTTACACTTGATGATGCCGTCGGCCCGATGCTCGATTTCTACGGTGCCTATGCCGGAGGATTTACCCGCCGCGTTGGAGAAACTGACGACCAGTTCCGCGCCCGCATAAGGATTGGAACCGGCACCGAGGACCTGCCTACTCTTGAGGCGGTCTACAATTATTTCGAGCTTGCGCTCGGCATTACCGATGTCGGTCTTTTTCCGGTATGGCCCGCGGGGCTTTATTTTGTTATTTTGCATGGCTCCCCGGAGATAGATGCCGAGGACCTGGAAAATATCGCGGCTGCATCTGGAGTCCAGCTCGGACAAGGCACGTTCCTCACTTGCGAGGACGGGGAACCCTGGGGGCTCATAGTCCTGGAGGACAACGGTCAGCCCCTGGTGGTGGACCAGCGGTGGCCGGATACCGAGTACGCTATGGTGGACGATGGTGGCTACTTGATTGTGGATGATGCCGACAACGTGGTGGTCGGAATTGACTATTTAACAACAAACGAAAGTTTTGAAACAACTTAAACGGAGGGCATAAAAATGTCTATGTTATTCAAAAGGATTAAGGACTGGGCTACAAGCATCACCGCCTTCCGCACGGGTGACGTGATACCCGTGGACGGACCCAGCGGCACTGCGAAAATGAGCAAGGACGACCTGCTGGCGGTGACTGCGGAGAATGCGCTTGGAAGTATTCATTCGTTAAGCGATACAGCTACCGAGGCTGACCTCGTTTCTGGTAACTTCCTTGCGATTGACGGGAGCGCAGGGACGAAGAAAGCAAATGTTTCTATGCTGGAAAGCAAGCAAGAACTCTACAACGATATTGTGCAGAGTACGTCCGTTAATGTGTCGGTTGGTGTGGCTATGGATAGCGAAATCTATAGCAGATACTTGTCCAAAATGGAAAAGGTTGAAATTACTATAACTTCGGATGCTTCTGCATCACTTTCGTATTTTGCAGTTTCCGCAATAGGTAGCAATACAATTTTGTGGGGAAGAAATATCCTTGCAAATATGACTATACAAAATACTCTTACTTTATCTTCAGGTGTTACGGGTTTAAGAATTTGGACAACTAGTTCAAACATAACTACGGCTGGAACTCTCTCAATATCGGTGACTCACAAGAGTGTAAAGTCCAGCATAGACTCTCTTGCAACCGAATTGTCTGCAACTAACCAAAAAATTGAGAATATCTATAGCGACATCAGCGAGAGCAGTTCCTTTTCCGTAACCACGGGAACAAAAATTGACGAGATTGTACTAAATCAAGGCCTGCCGAAGGGTTCAGTTTTTTCTATATCAATAACTTCGGGAACGGCAAACGTTGGGTCTATTGCCGTTGCTTGTGGAGAGTACAATGTTCCCGCAGACGTTTTGAAGTTGCTCTACGGATTTGTTCCAGGGGCGACAAGAACATACACTGCAAAACTTACAAGTGATGTTCCCTATATCCGAATTTGGACACTACCTACAAACGTTACTGGAAGCGGTACAATGTCCGTGTCGGTTCAGTCAAAATCACTGCAAACGCAAATTGAAGATGGCGTTATTACAAAATACGATTGTCCTACGCCATTTCTTCCTTCCGCCATTTACACTATTTGCAATGACCTCGGAGGCGCAAACTATGCAGTAAAGGTTTACCTAGACCATCTTGTAAGTGGTCTCTCCCGTAATCTTGAACTTTCGTTTGACGATGGTTCACGCACTATAGATTGCTATGCACCATATAATACCCGAATGGGAGCTATTAACTCGTCAACCGCAAGCACCACGAACAACAAGAACACGGAGGCGGTAAGCACTACTATAGGCTCGGTATATACAAAGACAAGAAATTCTGTTACATTTAACCACATTTCGTGCCTCGCATCAAACAATGCGAACAAGGTGTTCCGAGTTCTGTGTATCGGTGACAGCGTAACAGAAGGTACTGGAGCGACTAACGGCAGACCATACGAGAATAATTGTCCGACCCAATATTGGGCTTGGCTAAAGGTTTTCTCGGAACTTCTGAAGCACCAAAATAGCGATAGCGGTTTTTATGTTGAGACTATTGGCGACCTTGTACGCAATTACTTCACGTTAAATTTTGAAGGCTACACGGAGAGCGATGTTAGGACATATTCCTGCGGAAAGGGAGGCTCAAAAACTTCCGATTGGCTTGCGCCTACTTTGAACGATGGCTCTACCAACCACTTCTATGACCCCGTTGCACAAGAGTTTTCGCTCCGTTATTGGGTTGAAAATTACAGGACTAGGATTGTCGGTGTTGACGGAAAGATGACAAACTGCACCGAAGGAACAAAGGGGCCTCTTGCTGGCTCTATTGAACATACTGCGGTTTGCGAACCAACCCACGTATTGATACAACTAGGGTACAATCAAATATACGGAGGTACGGGGACTACAAGAACGAATTACCTTAACAATCTCAGAACGATAATTGAAACTATCGCCAATGAATACCCAGATGTAAAGGTCATTCTCTCGCTCCCCGACACTCCGTGTACATATTCACCAGAAGATTGGTCGGGGCTGTTTAGCAAGGATGAATTATACACTATGGATGCGACCTACGGCACGGCAAAGGCAGCGCACGATAATATAGCATATATGAATGCTGACTTGATGGATATTGTTGGCGACTACTCTAACACGATTTACTTGCCTTCATATTTCGTACAACCTTCTCTTTGGGCGGTACAACGAAGAAGTGTGTACGCAGTTCCTTTTATTAGTGCGAACGCATCGGAAAATGTCGGAGCGGTACAGAAAGCGAATAACACCTTATTCGTCCAAAACGGAGCACTTCCTTATCTGCATTTTGGCTGTGCTGGTCACGCGACCATAGGATACGAACTGCTTGCTACATTGTTCGCGCAGTAGTGATATTGAAGGCATAGACCTCACATCTATCTACACTCGATGAGAATATGTCAACTGAGTCATCACAATGGAGGAAGTTCCTGCAGCCCGTAGTCACAGGGCTCGTGGCCCTCATGGCTGCGGGCGTGGGATACCTGCAGTATCTCCAGCGTGGCGAGAGCGAGAAGCGTGACTCCCGCATATCCGTGCTCGAGGTGCAGATGAGCGAGTTGGGGTATCGTAACATTTATGCTCACGCACTTCTAGAGCGTATTGTATAGGTAGCCCATAATGCCCGCCACTCTCGACCTAGACCTACGTTCTACACGACCATCGGTGGGGTGCTCGGCATTCCTGCCGCCTATGCTTTGGAACAAACTAAACTTTTACGGATAACTTAAAACGGAGGACTCCCCTATGCCTTACGATAGACAAATACCCGATGCACCCATTGCGCTTTCCATGCTGCCCAGGGTGGCAGCAGCAGACATCAAATCCCAGGATATACTTGTCCTTACACAGCCCGGAAATCCTATCGGGCAAAAGAACAAGTCGCTCACATTGCAAACCCTGTCCGACTCCGATGTGTTCCGGCTCCAGGGAGTCCGCAACGCCATAACCAAAAGCAATATCCTGGAGTACACGGGAGCCCTTGCGGAAACTTCCGCGGTTTCCAATTATACCGAAATTTGCCACCTGGACATCCACCCGCTGCTTGATGTGGAGTTCCACGTTTGGGGCTCCTCCAACCCTGCGGGCGATGCCGGTGACACCTATAACGTATACAACTACGGGCTTCGGGGCAAGACCCGCCAGTTGTACCTCCCGGACGACCAGGACCGCGAACTTGTGGCGTTCAGCCCCTCCGGCTTCCGCAACTCCGATGAAACCGGACCGAGCCCGGTCTACAATGCCACTTTCGGGCTATATCCCATCAACTACGACCCGTCCGCTAGCGAACTCGCCGCCCACCCGACCAAGCGCGTCACACTGTTCCTGTCTTCGGGCACCAGCGGCTCGCCATACCACGCGACCCATCCGTCCCAGTTCAGCCTCAGCATCCAGGCCACCATCTACCCGAGCAAGTATGTGACGGGCATCTTGCAGGCAACGGAGAGCCCGTAAAGGAAGGTCGCCGTGGACATCACCGGAATAGACATTGCTGCGGTTGCAACCCTGGTCGGTTCCATCGGGACCGCCGTTGCCGCCGTTGTGAAGGCCGTGCAGGCGGGGCGCAAGGCGGAAGCCGCCGATGCCCGCGCCATAGCCATAGAACTGCAAAGGGAGCAGGCGAAGAAGGAACGCGACCGGGAAATTGAAAACCTTAAAACCAAAATCGCGGTTCTTGAGGAATTGCACAAGGAAACCAAGGAACGGCTTGCGGAAGGCACAAACCAGTTCAAGGCCTTGGACGACAAGGTAGACACCACGAACAACCTGCTAAACCAAATCCTGGGAGCCTTGAAAAACGCCGGGCTAAAGTTTGACGGGATGAACCTATGAGAACAAGGTGCAGCGTTAAGCGCGTGACAGTTTCCCCGTTTTTCACAACCGAAAGCCGCCCGTTCAAGTTTTTGGGATACGCCCGGATTTTGGTTTGGGTGGAACGCACCTACAAGGACGGCAAGGTTGAAAAGGCGCTGCTAGAAGTGGAATTGCTGCCGGGCTACAAAACCGACGGCGCTTCCACCTTTTGGCCGATTTCCAAACTGGTGCCGCAGTGGCGGGACGGGGACGACGAATACAACGCCGGACCGGTTGCGCACGATGTGCTTTACCTGCTTGAAGGCATTATTGAAGGCGAATTTGAGCCCGTTAAACTTTCCCGCGAAGAAGTGGATGACATACTGCGCGGGATTTGGCGTTGCTGGGGAATGGGCAGGTTCCTGGCTGGCTGCGCGGACAAGGCCATCGAGCTAGTGGCCGGAGGCAAGCGGCACTGGGGCAACGATGGCTTCGGCGTTCGCGGGCTTGTAGAAGCTTCCTGGAGGACTCTTGAATGAGCTTTGTTGATTACGCGATGAAATTTATCGGGCGGCCCTATATCTGGGGCGGCGATGGAAGCGGAAAGTGCGGCTCTGGCTTTGATTGTTCGGGTCTTGTCCTCGAATGCCTCTGGGCCTTCGGGCTCTATGACGGACCCGACACTACCGCGCAGGGGCTATATAAGGCGCTCAAGAAATCCGGATGGAAGGAAGTCCCCTTCGACTTCATCGCTGAAGGCGACGTGCTATTTTTCGGAAAGTCGGTAGGGAGCATCACGCACACGGCTCTTGCCATCGGAGAAGGGCTCATGATCGAGGCTGGAGGTGGCGGCTCCAAGTGCAAGACCCCTGCCACATCGACTGGTAAGGTTCAAGTCCGGCCTATCAGGGCGAACATAATCGCTGCTTTGAGGAAAAGCAAATAAAGATAAACGTAGTCGGGGAGGCTACAAAAAGCCCTCGGGGAGAAATCCTCGGGGGCTTCGGTTTTTACGGAGGGAGAAAATAATTACTCTAAATTATACCTTGGGTCAAAAGGTTTATATGTACGAGTCTCTTTGACGCCTAAAATTTCTGTTGTAATGGTAATAGGGCCTTTTATTCTTTTTGGGAGTTCTTCATGTAATGTGCTGAACGTTGTTTTGGATTCTTTGAGAGATTGACTTACGCATAATGGCGTTAATTCTATTCCGTTGAAAGAAATTTTAACATCGCTCGTTTTAATATCGCTCATCTTTTTTTTACCTCCGTTAATTCTTTTTTCTTGTAATAGTCGGCTTTCCTCTTCTCCAGGATTTTCTCGCGGTTTCGCTCATAAAAGGACCTGTTTGCTGCACGGTGCGCCTCGGCATAGGTAGCATATTTCTTTACGCGTTTGGGCCTTGCGGATGGCGTGGAGCCACGCCGGATTTCCCTGCGGAGCTTCGCTGCCTTCCTTACGTTTTCCCAGAAGGCATCTTCCTCTTTTGATCCTACGCCGAACGCGGCCTGGATGGATCGGAGCTTTACCGTTTCGGAGAACGTGAGCTTTGGTTTCCTTCCTCTCATGCAGCCGAGCTCCTTACCAGATGCACCGTCATGTAGCCGATGTCCTGGAGCGCGATGGTGACGGCAGAAGGCATCTTCTTGTTCGCCCTGCGCATGGCTCGATACATCCTGTTATATGCCCTCTTGCGCTCCATGAATTCGGCATCCTTTTTGTGCTCGGCATACCAGCGGCGCGACTTTATGCGGCATACCTCGCGCCCGTGCTCGCTCTCGCGCCACTTCTTGTTGCGCCTCTGCATGGATGCGCGTCCGGCCTCGCTCTTGTCATAGGCCCTATGCTGCGCCCTGCGTTCAGGCGTTGCCTCGCGCTTGCGGTTGTATTCCTTTTTCCTTTCGCTAGCCACCATATCGGCGGTTCTCGCTGCGGGGCGCATCTTCGAGCCGATTATGCTTTCCCAACGTATCACTTTACGCCTCCCGTTATCTTGAGGAAGATTAGGCCCACGATCACGATGGACGTGCAGATGCCGAGCGACAAGAAGAAAATCGAGCAACAGTAAATGAAATATCTAAAAAGCCTTTCTTTCATTTTAAAGCCCCCGCAGCCTTTTGTCTTTCGTATTCTGCAAGTTTCTTGTCGTTGTCCCATCCATCTATAAGAGCCTTGCATATTGCCTCGACGCGCAGCCAGTATGCGGAAACCCTATCGTTGCCGCCGTAGCTCATCGCAAGCATGTAGGCCCGGTCGCGCATCATCATTAACTCGGGAACATTCATCTTGTCAAGGCGCTTCGGCTCTCTCCAGCCGATGATCCTGAACTTGCGCTTTGGTATTTTGATTTCTGCGCTCATGCTTTCCTCTCGTTCCAGAAGGGCTTTATAATTCCGTCTTTGGCATAGCGCTTGATGGCCCCGGAGGCGCTTCTCACGTCGCTATAATGGGTCGGAACGATGGCGAGAAGCTGGTCCAGGGAATACTCCGGGTGTTTCTGCGCCTCGATTTTCAGGGCCTCGATTGTGCGCGAGAAGGTGGTCGAGCGCTTGCCCAGCTTGCTTCCCGCAGGCGCGGCGTTCTCCCCGATGCGGTCGATGCAGGGCTTCCAGAAATCCCAGTCGGCGGGGTATATGTAGAAATCGGAGCAATTAAACCCGCACATTTGTACAAAAGGGTCGCTCCCGGCTCCAAAATATGCAAGATGCTTTCCTAATGCGCCGTCGCCTACGATTATAACTCCCAGGCCGAGTTCGTCTATAATGGCGCTTTTTTCCCTGGTGATGGTTCCTCGGGGAACCGCAATAAAGGAAGCCGAGGCCACCGTCCTCCATCTGCAAGCCTGCTCCAAGAGCTTAAAATTTAACTGCATCTTTGCCTCGATGCAGAAAACCTTTTCGCCATTTTCATAAACCATGTCGCAGGATACACCGGCGATGCCGACTTCCTCGTGCAGCTTGTATCCTGGGAAAAGGTTGGAGCCCTTGATAATCTGGCAAAGTTCGACTTCGGTCATTTTTTTTATTGCTTGCTCTTGAAAAGTTGCTTGATTTCTGGAGAAACTTCAGGGATTTCGAACCATGCAAAAACCGCATCCTTGTCGCACATATAATCGTCGCCGTCCTCGCCATCCCAGCAGTCGCACTCCTTGTTCCAGCAGGCGAACTCATTACTCAAGAAGGGAGGAAAGATGGCAACGGCTTTATCATGAGTGGGGAAGCCATCTTCGGAAACCAGATGCCATCCGGGGTATTTTTCTTTTAAAATGCGCTCGCACCAATTTCTCGCAGAAGCCACGCCTTGAGTAAGGATGCAGGTTTTGTCATGCTCCAAAACGAGCGGACCGACCGCATCGAGAACGGTCTTTGCATTTTTGAGGCATTCAACTACACTTTCTTTCATTTATCGCTTTTCCTTTTTTTGAGGTTAATTTTCTTTCATAAAGGCTTCGAGCTGCGCGATCCTCGCGTCCACGCAATTCTCGACCCCTATCCAATAGTTCTGCATCCTCGCGTCATCGTTCAGGCCGTAGCCGTTCGCCATCGCGTGCGCATATTCCTTCGCCTTGTGCGCCTGTGCGAGGTCAAGGTCTTTCAGGGCTACCTTTTCTAGCCCGAAGCGGAATACCTGGTTTTCGGGCTTGCGCTTCATCTATCCATTACCTCCACATATTGCCAGCTCTGGGGAGCCCTTGATATGCCATAATCCGAAAGCGTGCGCGGCCTCGAGAATTTCATCTTGCAGCGAGCATTCCAGGCATACAGTCGCCCGTTGCCTCCTAGATACTTTTTCAAGTCATCCCGTGGAACGCAGCCTGCATCTATCAGCATTTGGGCTACCGGGTGGATTTCCTGCCCGTCAAAATCCGGCTCGCGTATTATCAGGGCTTCCTTCCCGATCCAGAAGAAAAGACCCGTCACCTTGCATACCGGGGCCGTTTCGTATATGAGGACCGGCATTCCGGGCGCCGCTTCGGTCGGGAAGGTCTTGCGCCATTCCACGGCCTTCTCTCCCGCGTAGATTTTCTCGGCCCATTTGGGGTGGATGCTCAAGAGAACCGCCTTGCTCATTTATTCCTCTCCCCTTGTATGGATGATTATGGGCTTGACTTCGGCTTTGATGGCCCGCAGGTCATCCAGCAGGGCATCTTCCATATCAAGGACTACATCATCTTGCAGGAGCAGCGCAGGGCAGCTCACGGCCTCGTCATAAACGTAAACGCCAACGACAAGCCTCGTGCCTTCCGGTATGGTATAGCCTACAAGCGCCCTATCCCAGCGGGAGGGCAGCAGAACCGCCTTTCCATCGATGGCATAAGCTGCTCTTTTTATCGTTCCTTTAATGCTCAATTTTGAAACCTCTTTTTTTTTGTATATAAAATTAGATTTTGCGATGGCGCACAAAACTTATTTCTTTATTACAAAAAACTTACCGCGACTTTCGGCCCATGCCTCTCACCGGTGCATGTTCCAGCGGTGCTTCATCTGCATCCATCCGGAGGGCAGCTTCGGGATAGTTTCAAGCGCCATCTTGCGCTCGGCTTCCGTGATCGTGCTGGGCGTCCAGACCTTCATATAGAAGTGCTCAAGCCCAAGGGCTACCGCCTCGCAAATCTTGAACGTTCGCTTGTCGATTTCGTGATATTCGACTTTTCTATGGTCTTTTTTTCTTTTTATGCATTTTTGTTGCTCCTTTTGAAATTATCCTTTTTTTTTACCAAATCCAGATGCCGCCCACTATCGCGATGAAAAGCGCATCCATGGCGGTCGCAATGAATACCGCAAAATCCCGTTCGGAAACCGCGATATATCCGGTCGAGCCGTCCCTGGTCCACGCCCAAATCTGCGTGGCGAGAACGAAAATGATGATGGCGATAACAGGCCCGGACAAAGTGATAGTCATTTTTTAGAGTCTCCTTTCGCGCATGAACTTGAGCGCGGTTGAAAATCCCTTCTTCAGCCCTGCACCCATGCAGTCGATACAGGCTTCGGAAATCTTGCGGGCGATGGTTCCGGCATCGCCTCCTTTCATCGCTTCGGCATATACCTCGACCGCAGCCTGCGCGGTCCTGGATGCCACGGTGTCCTTTATTTCATCGAGAGCATGTTCGAAGATGGCTTCGAGCTCCTTTTCCCAAAGTTCCTCGGAGTCTATTTCTTTGATCTTGCGATTTATTGTATTTGTCATTTCTTGTCCCTCAAATTTCTCGGCATACTTGTCAATGTCGCCGTTGATGAAATCGTTTGCAGATTTCTCGTCATCGAAATCATGCTCGGATATAATGCAGGGATTTTCAACGACCGCCTTATAATAGGGGTTCGTCACCCTTTCGCATCGGGTCACTTTTACTTTCGGCATACTACCTCCAGTTCCATGTAGTCCACGGTCGGTTCGTGCCATTCGGTGTCATCCCACTTGCGGATACCTTTACAGCGTTTTCCTTCATATCCGTAATCAACTACCTTGTTATCCTCCCCGCAGAAGTAATGCCAGGTGCTTGCTACTATCTCGTAGGAGTGCTTATTTGTCATTTGCATGAGAGTGAGAACTTCCCCGTTCCCTTGCGCCAACCATTTAGCCAGCTCCCTATTCGTAGACCGGCGCGGTTTCGGTTCTTCGGGGATTTCGGCGCAATAAGGATATATTTCGCCATCGTGACATATTGCACATATCCCATCCATCCTTTCCACAATCGCTACAACCAAAGATGTTATAGCATAATCCATTATTTTATTCCACACTAGCATCTTCTTCGGCGGGTCGAAAATCTGCGGCTTGGTGATTTTTTTCAGTTCTTGTCCGTTGAAATTCATTTATACCTCCCCGGCCTCGCGGTAATCTTTCAAGATGATGCCGAGAGAATTTGCCTTCAGCAGAACGCTTCCGTTTGCCTTGGCATCTTTCCAGAACATCTTTGCCAGATGCTTCGAGGTCTTGCGAGAATTGATGTCCCTTTCTGCATAATACTCGCGCCAAATTCGGCCCTGATTAAGGATTTCCTCCGAGGTCAAGGCCAGGAAAAAGTGTTCGGCGGTAAAAGGCTTCCCTGCATAAAATTGGATAATCATGAGGGAAGGCTCGCCCCCCATGCACGAATTTACGACCATGATATAGTCGCAGGCCTTCTCGTGATCGAGCGGGCCATACTGTTTTTTCTTCTTTTGCGTAGCCATAATATAAAATCTCCTGTGAAGAGTGGATGTTTTTTATTTCCCGGATTTCCTAATGAAATCCTCTACAAGATAGCGCAAGAGTGCGCTGGTATGCCCTGCAAGGTTCGGCTCAAGTCCTTTCCTGATGGCAGCTAGCTTCGCCTTCGCAATCGCGTCCATGTCGAGGAATAGGCAGACCTTTTTCAGCGACTTGTTTCTTTGTCTCGGCATCTTTTTTCCTTTGGTTCGGGTTCATGCTTGAGCGATAGCGAAAAAAAAAGGCTTTCCAGGTCATGCGGCCTCCTTTTGCGTTTTCTTCATCGACCTTCTTGCCTTGGCGCGGTATTCCTTGAGCCAAGCATCCAGGGCGATGTGGGCCTTCTCGCTCGGCTTTATATCGTCCTTGTCCTCGTCGGCGTAGAATTGCCCCAGGGAACCGTCCGGCTTGATTTCTGCGGTCGCCACGGGCTCCCCAGCCTTCGTCCGAATGAATACCAGCACGAGCTCTTTCTCGGCCATGCGCCCGATGTAGTCGGCGCTCACGAGGCATTGGTGCAGGGCTTTCGCCTGCGCTGCGACGGTCTTTATGTCTCCCGGAACGGATACTACCAGGCCGGACTTGTGCACGATCGCATTTGCGAATTTCTGCGCCATCGCAAGAAAATTCTTTTTCTTCTCGCGCTCGCGCTTGTTTTGCAGGCGCTTTTCCTCAAGCCTTCGAGCTTCAAGGATGTTGTTATATTCAGCTACTACCTTGTTATGGGCTGCTATCAGATCCTTCGGGAACTTCCAGTATTTATCCTTAACGTCATGCCCGCAGCGCTTCGCAGTTTCGATGTAGTCCCGATAATAGCGCAACTTATAATAATCTTTTAGGTTGACGGCGCTCAAATACTTGAAGACATCGAAGGCGCACTTTCCGTTTTCAAAGCAGAATTCCTGCCACTCTTCATATTCCTTCGCGGTATGGCCGTTCATCACGAAAAGGATTTTTGCAAGCGCCCACTTGCTTGCGCCTCGGGTATCGCGGATAAAGGCGAGCACCCTTTTTTGGCGCTCGGGCTTCATCCTGGAAAAGTTGCCGTTTCCCACGAGCTTGTCGAGCTTCGCCCCGACAAGTAGTTCTGTTTTCGGGTTTTTCTTCCATGCGGAAAGGATGCGCATGGCATCGGCCTTGCTTATCCTCCCGGCCTTCTGCAAAGTCCAGCGGAATTCGGGGTGGGCTTCCACGATTGCTGCATTTTCCGCTTCGGTAAGCGGCAGCGAGAGCATGGCGGTTCCCTTCTTGAGTCCGGGGCATCCCCCTTCGATTTTGCACCATTTTTCCCGCAGAGACGGCTCGATAAAATAGCCGCCATAAAGCGAAATATAGAGGTTGCGGACGTATTCCACGCCGTCCTCGTCGATGCGGTAGACTTCGGATTTACCCGCGCCGTGGGAGCGGGTCTTTTTCCATTCCCCCACGACATATCGGGTAATCGTTCCGCATTGGTTCACGATGTAGTCGATGAATTCTGCGCGGGTCATCGCCATTTATGCCCCCATCATCGCAAGGAAGTCCAACTGGCCCGGGCAGGTTTCCGCCTTCGCGGTTCCCTCGGCCTTCTTGCTTTCCGCTTCGGCCTTCTTAGCAGCAGCTTCATCAGCCTTCTTCTTAGCTTCTTCGGCCTTCTTGGCTTCGGCAGCAGCCTTCTTGGCGGCGGCAGCCTTCTTCTTAGCCTCGTTCTTCGCGGCGCGTTCCTCCGCTTCGGCTTTCGCCTGGGCGGCTTCCTCGTCCTCCTTCTTCCAGATTTCATCGTTGAAGTAGTCGCGGCAGATCCGGAAGCATACCTCGTCGGGCACGTCGCCGTTCTTGCCTTCGAGAATTTCCTGGGCGCATTCGGTGAGGTATTCCATGCAGCGCTCGAACTTGTCCTCGTTGCCCGCGAACTTGTCGCAGGTGCGCTCCAGGTTCTCGCGGATCTGGGCTTCCATGCTAGGGCAGGCGCTATCCTTCGCCATGGCCTTGTATGCCTCAATCGTTGCTTCATTAACCATCTTTTTCCTCTCTTTTGTATGCGGTTTTAATTTTTAGCCGTTCCCCGGCGCAGGGTTGCGTGCGCAGTAGTCCTGCAAGAGGTATCGGATGAACTTGGAGGTATTCCCGGCGACGGTCATCGAGACGCCCTTCTTCGCTGCGGTGCGCTGGGCGTCTACGAGCAGTTCGCGGTCTATCATTACGGTTGTTCTTTCAGCCATTTCTCGGCTCCTTTCTTTGGGTGGTGATGTTGATTATGCAGCTTCAAGCTTCGCGAGGTGCCGCCTTGCGATTTCGCAGACCTTCTCGCAGAATTTTTCGTTGCCTTCGATGGCGCAGGTGCGCACCTTGTTGTAGTCTGCGTGGCCGTAGCCCGGATGGCAGAAGTAGAGGCGCGTATGCCCGAGCATCGGCACCTTCGTGTAATTGCCGCAGTTTTCCGTCAGCAGGCGGCGCAGCATATCCAGCGCGTCGGCCCTGCAGTCGTTCTGGCGGTAGGCTCCGCGGCGCATCCAGGCCTCGTGGATTGCTTCGCGCTGGGCGTCCTTGCGGCTGCTGTTGCCATAGGCGATGTGGTACGCTCTCCATGCGTCTCGCTGGGTGTTCGATGTTTCCTTGACCATCGTGTAGACCTCGCGCTTCGTCGGGGTTCGGCCAATCTTGATCGCGGCAAGATGCCATACTTCTGTCTGGTCGTTCGCCTTCAATGCGGCCCTAAATGCTTTCTTTGTGAATTTCATTTGTTTATCCTCGTTGTTAAAGGTTTTATTTTTTTTTAAGCAGCCATATTCCAGAGTTTTTCGCTAGTGCAGATGCGGTGTGCGAATTCTTCATCCTTAATTGCAGCAAGGAAGGCATAGCCTTTGGAGCACATCTTGACTTCGTTGCGAGTGAGTATTTTTGCGGCAAATCCCTGGAACTTTCCGAAGCAGTCCATTTCTTCGACGTTCTTGCTGAAAAAAGAAACGATGCCGTCGAAGATGTCGATGTCGATGCGCGAAAGGCCGCAAATCTTGTTCTTCTTCCAGATATTCCAGAAGGCTTCCTTTGCTTCGTAGCAGTTTTCAAAGTTCATCATAGTTTCCTCGCTTGTTTGTCGTTTACATTCATAATATACATAATTTATTGCGGTTATGCAATAGCAAAACGCAAAAAAACTTCTTATTTTTTGCTTACATCGTAAAAAAAATGCGGAAAATCGTACATTTTGTATGGTTTTGTGCGAATTTTTCTCATAAAACTTCTTATTTTTTGCTTACATCGCAAAAAAAATGCAGAAAATGCAAAAAAGATTACTTGTAATCTTCAAATTTCTTGCATTTTTTAAAAATGAATTTGTTGTTGCACCATCGCTGTAATTTTCTTATCTCTTTCGAGGCGTTAGGCTTGTCGTACACCATAACGTAAGGATCATAACCCATATCGCGCAAAGTGTATATTCTGTATAAATTCTCATCCATGCTAGAGTTGAAATTTGTCAGCACGTACACCATCGCAATATTTGACTTTCTTTTAAACTTGTCTGCAAAGTTCATGAACTTCGATTCAAGATTATCCTTCGGGTTGTCCCATGCAAAGTGCAGATTCTTAACCCTCATGGCGTTAATATCTTCAATGTCTTCGTCATTAAGCAGACGAATATCCAAACCTTGATTGAAGGTGATCGTGGCATTCGTTTCCCTATATTGACGAAATAAATCTCTCTTTTCCCTACACGCAGTGATATTTGGATCAAGGACTTCTATGTGCTTCTTTCCACAGGTTTCGTTCCAGAAATCTCTCACGTTCGCTACCTTGACAGAACATCTGCCTTCTTTCGCGGCTACATGGCAAAACGAACAGCCGCGAGGGCAACCACGGCTTGTCATAGCCACAGCAAAATCAAACTGCGGGTATATGGAATAGTCCGGAAACATCTTCTCAATCTCTTGCGGGAGATTATTATGCGAATCCTTGTCGAAGATCTCTATGCCGTCCTTCTTTCCGATTGCATAGCCTGTTCCGCCCTTTATTATTTTATCCGCATTTATTGGATCTGGAGTATCTAGAGAATACGCATCGGAAAATATCTTTGACTTGTAGACGATGTCATAGTGGAATAGATCGCCTAGCCACCATTCCACATCATCTCCTTGAGCCTTGTGGTATGCCGATATTCGCATCAGTGCTAGGTTTGGAAAGTTATGACCATCGACATCAATTAGTCCAATCTTCATGCTAAGCAGTCTCTCCAAAGTTGTTCTAGATGTCGTAAGCTCCTGGATTTGTGTCAGCGGTTGCTATGCTGCACCTCGTTCACTGTCTTACTCATGAACTTCTGCTTTTTCTTTTCGCGCTCGTCAAATTCGAGCATCTGGAACATGTCGGGCTCAAAAGAACTCAAGACCTTTTCCTTCGCATCCTTGAAAAAGTTCTTGTCTACCTCGAAGCCGTAGGACCTGCGCATCATCTGCTGTGCCGCGAGAAGGGTTGTTCCCGAGCCGCAGCACGGGTCGATTACAACTTCGCCTTCGTCGGTAAAGATGTCGATGAGCTTTTTCAGGAGCTGGACGGGCTTTTGAGTCGGGTGTACCTTCGGTGTCTCAGTATCGCGCTCCCAGTCGATGCAGTTGAAAATCATCTTGCCCCGGTTGTTGAACTTCGGCAATTTATCGCGATAGAAAAGAAGGCCATATTCGCAGTTCCCGACAATCTTCATGTTGGCCTTGAGAACCTGCGCGGAAAAATTCTTGCGAAAAACGAGGTTTATGTAATTCGGAAATCCGTATTTTTTTGCGAGCTCGATGAACTTGAACTGCTGCTCGAACTCGCAAAACAAGATCATGCAGGGAGCCTTCCCTTTTTCCTTCGGTTCCTTGACGAGCATCTTGGAACAGAAGTGCATAAATTCGGCGGGTCTAAATTCATTCTCGGAATTGAAAAACTTTTTGCCGGCCTTTTCGCTTTCGCCATTCTTGTTGTCCCCGTCAACATACCATGACGGGTTCGAACCGTATGCGTCCGTGCCGAGGTTGTACGGCACGTCGGCGATGATGAGCTGCGCCTTCGGTATCTGGTAGACCTTGTAGTTCTGCATGGAGTCGCGGAAAAGGTGCATGTCGAACTTGTGGAATTCTTGGTTTTCCATTTTGTTTTTTCCTTTATCGTTTCATTTGTGGGTGTTTCATTTTGTTTCCTGGTTCGCTTTTTTTATGGGGCTTCCGGGAATTGAACCCGGCTACACATGGAGGAGGTAGGCCAAATGAAACGAAAAGCCATGCCCATGCTGCACCAGCAGCCCCTTGTGAATCTTTTTTTTATTCTTTCCTAAAAGCGCCCCGCCCGGCATGTGTTATAGTGTGAGGGATTGGCGTGTGCCAAGATGCCGGGCAGGGCTTTTTGTTTTTGTCTCTTTTATCCTTTCTGCATCTCGGTGTACTTTTCGAGGACGCAGTTCTCGATGTGCTCGCGGAGCTGGCGCGTGATAGGATTGCAGATGGCGCGAGATTCTTCGCCCGTGCAGAACGGGTCCACCGGGTAAGCGATATAGAGGCCGTTCTCGCCGTCCTTGATGCGCAGGCTGCGCACGATGAACTGGTCGTTGAGTACGATTTCCGCTAAAGCCCTGACGCGCCCGATACTCGGTCCTTCCCTGAAGGGGAAAACCCTTACTTCGGAAACTGCGAGGCAGTCGAAAGATTTTATTTCTTTTTTACTCATTAGTCGTTCCCCCAGTCGTATTTGCCGCCGAGTCCTTTCTTGCTTGCCATGAATACGGTGTTGCAGTTTCCCATTCCGTAAGGCTTGAAACCGAGCCTTGCATAGAGCCGGTGGGCATTGATGTCCTTGTTATGAACATGAAGGGAAATTCCCTTCGGGTATCTTTTCAATGCAAAATTTATAAGCGCCGTGCCGATACCCTTGTTGCGCTGCTCTGCATCTACATACACGCTATAAAGATATGTAGAGCCGTCGCCATTCGGAACGGTCACGATAATGCTCTTGCCATCTTCGGTCACGAAACTTTCCTGGCCTTCGAAATTCCAGAGTTCGTCGGGTTCATTGTCCACCATTTCTTGCACGCGATCTTGAGGAACGTGCTTTCGGTATTCGTCATATTCATGCTTTATGGCCTTCTGCATGAGCGGGATAAATTCCTCGTATGTTGCAGGCCTGAACTGATTTTCGATTTCTTCCATGTCCTTTTTTCCCTTGTTAAGGAATTTTAAAATTTTTGCCGGGTTTAATTCCTCCCCCGGCAGGGAGTTTATCTATGGGTCGCTCTTTATTATCGCGTACAGGCTAGTCTAGAGTTCCAAAAATTCCCTCCGTTCAGGGCTGCGGTGGAGGCTTCCGCGTCGCAGATTATCGCCCAAATTTGTCCCTGCCGTATGAACCGTTCGCATCCTTCGCAAGTACGATACTCATTCAGATGGTTAAGGTTTATGTAAAAAACAATGGGGACATCCGGCAGGGTTCCCGCGGGAAAGTTCTGTGCCCTAGAAGGGTATATCCATATCTTCATCGCTCGCCTGCTGCGTCCCTGCTCCCGGCGCATATGGGTTCCGGTTTCCGGATGCGGATGCCTGCGAGCCGCCAGCGCTGCCGTAGGAAGCTCCGCTCGATGCTCCCTGCCCGCGTGGCGTGAGTATCTGGAATGATGTCGCGCTCACCTCGGTAATGCTCCTTTTTGAGCCCTGGTTGTCGGTCCAGCTCCGGTTCACGAGCTCGCCCTCGATAAAGAGAGAGATACCCTTCCCGATGCCTAGCTGCTCGAAAGTTTCCGCAGCCTTGCCCCAGATCACGATATTGTGCCAGGTAGTCTCTTCTTTCTGCTCGCCGTTGTTGTCGCGGTATCGGCGGCTCGTGGCGAGGGAGAACGAAACGCGCTTCCTGCCGTTCGGGCTTGCGCCCGTCCTCGGGTCCTGCCCGATGTTCCCGATGAGCATCACCTTGTTCAAATATGCCATGGTCGGTTTTCCTTTTTTTGCTTTTTTCGCTTTTCTTTTTTTTTCCTTGATGGGAACTAGACCCAGAGTTGCAGCTCGGTCTGTTGCCTCTTGTCCCTTTTTGTCCTGCGGTGGATAGGCTTGTACCCGTCATAGCCGTGGTCGATGGCCCATTTCTCCAGCGCCTTTATGCGCTTGTAGAAGGGGCTTCTCGACCCGCAGCGCTTGAGCGCCATCTGCGTTGCCGGGTACTTCACCTGCCGCATCGAAGGCTACCCGAACATGTCGTTGTCGATGTCGCCTTCGGGTTCCGCTCCGTCCACGAATTCCGGTTCAGGTTCCGGTTCGGGAGCGGGGGCCGGGGCGGGCTGGCTCCTGGATGCGCCCGCCTTCTTCGCGGAGCCGTCGTTGCGGGCCTGCGCCTTCTGGGTGGCGGGCTCGGCCTTCTTCTGGGCCGGAGCGGATGCTGATGCCGCAGCCTTCGCCTCGGCCTCCCTTTCCGCCTTGTCGTCCATCACCGCCTTCCAGGTAGTCTCGCCGTCCTTGATGGCGGAATAGGTGGAGCGCAGGAGCTGGAGTTCAGTCGGGTCTATGCTGGAGAGCTCGTGCCCGAGGAAATCCTTGAGGGCCTCGACCGGCACGCCGAGCTGCGCGAAGGCGTCGATGATGCGGTTCTTCGCGGCATCGGGGTCGGCGGCATCCTGCTTCGCCATGGTCTGCCGCACGTAGTAGAGAGCCTCGTCCACGAGGTCGCCCGGAATGAGGCGCAGTCCGAGCGTGCGCACCGCCTTCGAGATGAGGGAGTTCTGCTTGTTCAGGATGTCGTCGTCGGTGCCGTGCAGGATGTAGACCGGCTTCCCGTAGGAGTTCGTGCGGACCCGGATGGGCTTCTCGCCCTGCGGAAGCTTCGAGCGCTCAACGGTTTTCGTAACGGTCACGTCCTGGGAGAAGTAGGTGTTGGTCTCGAGATCGCTCACGGCCACGCGGATGACGCGGCGTTCCTCGTCCTCGGAAATCGTCGAGGTCTCGGTCAGGATGTTAGTCATGTTGCGGATGGCTGCCTCCACGAAGCGGATGCTCGGGCCTTCGATGCCCTTGCCCACGGGCTTGTGGTAGATGGCGACCGATGCGAAGCTGGGGCGGCGTGCGTCCTTGAGCATGTTCTGGCGCACGGAGTCGAGGTCGCGCGGGCGGGCGAGGGCCATCTTGTAGCGGGCCTCGACGACAGCCTTCTGCTGTGCAGCCATGGCGAGCGCGGCGCTTTCGGATGCGGACTGCGCGGCGACCGGCAGGGCGCTCTCGGTGGGGTTGATAATTGCGGGAGTGTTTTCCATTTGTTTTACCTCTTTTTGTGGATTTTGGTGTGCATAATATACATTTTGCGCATGGCTCCAAATCTTATTTATTTCTTATATTTTAGAGTCCCTTCGCGGTGATGCGGAGCACTCGTGCGCCCTGCTTCTTCTGCGTATGCTGGGCGATGAGGGCCTCGCGCTCGGCAGCGTCCATCCCGGCCATCGCGATAGTGGCGATGCTCTCCCAGTCAATGCTCACGCCATCCTTATTATTCTTCCATGTGCATACGCCCGGAATGATGGTCGCGTCGCCCATGTAGACTTTGATGCGGTTCGAGAATTCGGCCTCGCGCTTTTCCGCATCCTTCTTGTCGGCCTTCGCCTGCTGGAGGGATTTCACTGCCTCGAGCACCTCGTCGCTGGCTTCCTTTTCCTCGTCGGCATGGCCCACGGCATATTCCTTCTTGATGTATTCGGTCGTGGCGTCGGAGCCGTCGGCTTCGGGCATCTGGTCGCCCTCTACATAGGGCCAGAAGGCCTCGGTTGCATCGAGGATCTTCTGCGCGAGCTCCTCGTCGTATTCCATGACGTATATGAAGAAGTCCTGGCCGCTGAACATTACGGCGAGGTGGGCGAACTTGGCGCCGGTCACCATCATCTGCACCTGGAGCTGGGCCTTGTAGTATTCGGGAAAATCGGACGTGTACGCCTCGCCCCAGCGCTCGTCGCGGAAGCGGATGTTCTTTGCGTCGACCGGGATGCCGAGGCTATGGTTCCAGCCGTCGAGCGATGCGCCCAGGCGCGGGAATTCGTCGCAGGTGATGAGATTGTATCCGTCCACGTGCTCCAGCTTGCTGTCGGTTTCCACGGCATAGAAATCCTTGAGGATGTTGGTCTCGAAGGACTTGCCCGCCTTCATCGCGGGAGTTTCCGCGAGCGGCTCGGCGCGGCCGGTCTTGTCGAGCCATACGTCGAAGATGCCTCCGAACGGGGATACCCCGATGAGCTTCCCGGCATCCGTGCCGGTGATGTAGTGGCGGCGCTTTTCGAGCCATTCGGCCTTCTTGCTTTCGTCCTTCTGGGTTTCGATAAATTCCATTTTTAGTACCTCACGGAAAGATGGTTGATTTTGTTGTTCACGATGGCCTTCACGATTTCGCGGGCGGCGAGCTCGTAGCCGCCGATGGTAAATCCTTGCAGGCGCTCCGCGATGATGGCGGCGATGGCCTTGACGATGGCCTTGTTTACCGCCTTCATCTCGGGCGTCCATTTTGACGGCTTCTGGGCCGGAGCGGCAGGGGCTGCGGGTGCGGGCTCCTGTGCCGGATGAGCTTGGGCCTGCGCCCTATCCTGCTCGCGATGCATGGCCTCGCGCCTTGCGCGATCCTCGGCCTCCTGGCGTGCCATTTCGGCTTCGGCGGCCCTGCGTTCCGCTTCCTGCTTTTCGCGCTCCAGGCGGGCCTTCTCGGCGGCGGCGCGGGCTTCCGCTTCCTCGCGGGCCTTGCGCTCCGCCTCTTCCTTGATTTTCTGCTCGCGGATGATGCGGTCGGCCTCCGCCTGCTTCGCCTCGAGTTCGGCAAGCCTGCGGGCATCTTCCTCGCGCTTCTCCGCTGCGCTCTTCATGGTAGAGAGCGCCCCGATTTCTGCGTCAAACGCCTTCAGGACTTCCTCGTATGCTTCCTTCCATACCTCGGCGGTGACCGCTGCCCGCTGGGTTTCAAGCTCCTCGATCTTGGCGGCGAGTTCCTGGGAGTTGCAGGCGGCGCAGGCGAAGTGCGTGCCCTTGATGTCGTCGATTGCCTTCTGCCGCTCCTCGATGTCGGTCACGGGCCTGCGGATTTCTTCCTGCAAGCGCTCCATGCGCTCGCGGAAGTCGGCGCGGTTCTTGTCGATAATCTTGGGGAGGGCCTTCAGTTCGGCCACGACCGTCTTGCCCAGGTCATCGACCTTCTTCTTTACCGATGCAATCTGCCGGGCTGCGGTCTTGATCTGCGAGATGCCTTCCTTCGTGGATACGTCCGCCACGAGCCCGCGTGCGAGAGTCTCGATGCGGTCGGCCACTTTCTGGAGGTTCTCGCCATCCGAAAAAAACTGCTGGAGGTTGCCGCTATCGGCAACGATGAGGGAATAGTCGTCGCCCACCTCGATGATGGTGGGGGTCGCTTCTTCGTTCTGTTTCATTTTTATTTGTCTCCTGTGAAGAGTTAAAAAAGTGTAGCCTAGAAAGTGTGCGAGAGCTGCCGGGCCATCCAGCATACCATCTCGAATGTCCCACCGCCGCGCCTCACCTCGTCGATCTGCTTCATGACCTTGGCGTGGTTGGATGCCTCGCCGCTTACCGAAAGATGCGCCCTGCCGTTCTTCTCGGTCACGGTGTATTCGGTGCGGCTCTTCGTGCTCTTGTATGTTATCGACCTATCCGCCATAAATGTCTAGTCCCGGAATAAAGTTTTTTCAATCTCGATGTCGAGGTTCTCCTCGATGTCCCTGCGGGTAGAGGCCACGCCGAGCTTTGCCTTGGCATATCGCCTCATTTGCCGGAGTTCGGGCTTCTTGCCTGCGGAAAGGGCCTCCGCGATGTCGATGGCGGCTTCTGCCTTTTCATCGAGGGCGGCCTGGTAGCATTCGTTCAGCTTTGCAAGGTCATCGATAGTCATGGAAAATTAGCCCCAATAATAGTCGAGGGTGGAAACCGCGAGATAGAGCGCGAAGATGGTGCAGACGAGCAGCTTGTCCTTGAGATCGCGGTTCTTGTCGCGGTAGTGCTTGAGCCATCCGCCCTTCGGACGCCACTCGTTGATTACGATGGCTCCGTCCTCGTGGATGCCGTCGGGCGCGGGTACGCGGCGCTGGAAAGAAATCTTTTTGTTAGCCATTTTTCTTATCTCCGTATTCCTTGATTACCGCCTCGGAAATGACCGCCGTGATGCTGGAGCAGATGCCCTTCGCCTTGCGGCGCTTTGCCTCGCTAGATGCGATGGCGTGCGCCTGTTGGGTCACTGATGTAGGCTTGAGCGATGTTTTTCCCATGATGGAGTCCTCTGGTTTATGCAGCTTCGGCAAGCAGGCGGTCACGCCAGGATGCGAGTTCTTCGAGGCTCTTGTATCCGGTGCCGAGGTCTCCGATCAGGAGATGGCGCACCCATGCGGATTTCTTGCTATTGCCGAACTGCTTCCACTTGCGGTTGTAAAGGTCGTAGATCTCGCCTGCGAGCTGCTTTCTTGTGGATTTTGTAGCCATTATAAAACCTCTTTGCTTTTCGTTTCTGGGTTAAATATACATTCATTTTTATAAAAAGTCAATAATTTTTTTATAAAATTATGTAAAATCGGTTTTACAAACCTAGAAAAGCGAGAGCTGGTCTTTCTGCTCAACGCATAGCCTCTCCAGCATCGCCTTGAGCCCGTGCTTTTCCATTATAGCCGCATAGATCTTCGGGTGATACTTCCTGGCATATTCGATGTTTTTCAAGTCGCCATGCGCTATCGGTACCGGGCAGAACATGCAACCAGTCCTTTTCAGGCCCGCATCGGAATACATGGGCGAGAGCTTGATGCCATTCTCTTCGACATATCGCAGGACATCGCTTTCCATCCATAGGGAAAGCGGAGTGCTCTTGTGCCTTTTACCCTTAAATGAATTGCAGCCCGCCTTCATCCAGCCGACGCTCCTGCGGAAGCTCTCTTCTGCACGAGTTCCTATTATAGGACTCCTGCCCGTTTGTTTTTCGTAGTTCATCATCGGCCTTTCTTTCATCAGCTTGCAACAGTCGGGCGATATTTTCACTCCGCATCCGAGCAGGAACGCCCATTTCTTGAAACGCTCCTTGTATCGGCTCTCCTTGCCATCTAGGTCAAGGCCATGCAGTCCGTTGACCGCGTATTTGGCTCCGCCATTTGCCGACTTGATATACATCGCCACCTCTTTGCTGGGGTACACGATGCCGTCCTCCTTCAGGATTTTCGGAAAATGCTTTACCGGGTAGACTTCGGTCACGTTCTGGAATTCGCGCACGAATTTCACCTGCTCCGGGAATTCTATGCCGGTATTCGCGAAAACCGCAGGAACATCTGGATAGATGGAGCGCACGAGATGCAGAAGGACGAGCGAGTCCTTACCGCCGCTGAAACTCACGTAAACTCCGTTTTCGCCTTCATGTTCCACAAACTCCCGGATAACATCGAGAGCGTGCTGCACTTTCCATTCGTATGGCTGGCGCTGGAGCCTGCGCAGTTCCGCAGCGGGTTCTTTTTTCAGTTCCGCGATGATTTCTGCGTCGGTCATCTAGCCATCCTTGAGCAGGGTTATACCGTGGCGCTTCAGCACTTCGTTGAGGCGGGCGTTCTCGTCCTTGAGCAGCTTGTTCTCGCGCATGATGCTCTCGTATTCCTCGAGCGGGATCTGCGCGTAGAGAGGCTGCGCGTGGGTCTGTCCGGGGTGCAGGGGGTAGTTATTGTTCGGCATCTACAAATTCCATCATTCTCAATATGACCGCACCGCATTGCGCTAGTTCCTGCAGGCAATGTTCCTTGTCGCCCTGCTGGTACGCGTTCATCGCCTCTGCTATTTCTTCGTCAAGAATGAGCGTTGCGTAGTCTTTGTCAGCGTTTTTCATCGCATAGTTCTTGATGAAAAATTCTTGCTTTGCGTAATTTACATTGCTTTCCAGCATTGCATCGCAGAACTTGGGATGCTTTATGCAGGCATTCGCAAATTCCGTTTCAATCATCTTGCTGTATTCGATAAATTTTGTACTTTTCATTTTGCCTCCGTGAGTTTACGCCCGCACATCGGGCACATATTGATTGGTATGTATTTTTGATTTTTTCCGTTGCACAAACCTAGAACAGATACTGACAAGCACGCTCCCCATTTCGTTTTTTTAATTCGTACAAAACGGATAGCCCCCGCAACTCTAGTCACAAGGTTTTCTCGGATTGGCCTCCCGCCTTCGCAATACTCGCACATCTCATGCCTCCTTTAGATTCGGTGATAGATTGGAGTTCAATTCCATTGTACTTAATCGTTGCCATTATTGGCCTCCTTTAGATTTTAGTTCCGCCAGGTCCGTAGTAATGAGGACCTTTATTTTCTTCACGTTCGTATCGCTCGTTGAAGCATATCCACGACCTCCAAAGTCTCCGAAACCATTTTCTAATTTTCATCACTTCGCCTCCTTGTAAAAAGGATTTTTGACTTTCATCGGCATATAGCAAGTGTCACAAACTCTATGCCAAAATGGTTCTTTGTTCTTGTCTGTATCAAAGGCAATATATTCCGCCCCGCAGTTATCACATTTAACGATTTCGTAAATCACTTCGCCTCCTTGAATTTCTCGGCAAGTTTCAGCCAACGCTTGTGCCACCTTGCGAAAAATTCAATTTTATGGTTGTAATAATGCTCTAAATTTTCATCTTCAGCCCAACGATACAGGTCTTTGGATTTTTGGCATAATACCACACACTTATATGCCATATCCAAGCAATGCCTGTACTTGTGGTGGCTGGCTTCCTTTTCCAGAACCGCGATGCGCTGCTTGTATGCCTTGACATCGGCTTCGGCCATTTCCAGACTGGCTTCCATCGGGCGAAGGTGCTCGAGCTCTGCGGACATCGTTTCGATAATGTTGGTGCTTTCGTTGCTCATCTTTAAATTTCCATTTTTGTGTAGCACCAGCTTTGCGGTGCGGTGGTGATCCCGAAGTGTTCCAGCGAAAGGCCTTCGGGCTTTTCGAACTTGCGGGCGACTTCGACGCCCCATGCACAGAGCCGTCTGTGCGGTTCCTGGTATGCGTTCAGGTCTTCTGCCGGCACGCAACCCTTGTCGATGAACTTCTGGTGATGCGCGTCAGCCTTCGTCCAGTCCACATTCTGAAAGCGGGCGGTCCCTGCCCAGGTGAAAAATCCGGTAACGCGGAAAACGGGTGCCGTCTCGTAAAGAAAGACCTTCATTCGCGGGTAGTAGATCTTCGGGAATGACTTGCGCCATTCGATGGTCTTTTTGCCTTCGTAAATCAGCCTAGCCCACTTGGGATGTATCGACAAAACGATGTTCATTTTTTTTAAGCACTCCTTGTCCTTGCGTTCGGGAAAAAGACTTTCTGTCGGTAAATTTTCAGCGTCTCGATAAAGTTGTCGATTGACTTCACATCAGGAAAACCGAGTATCACTTCAAGTGGATTTGCAGGGTTGTTGAAATTGTCCTCTAGTTCTTCCCGTGTCAAGAAGGCCCCCATCTCCTTTGCTTCTTTCAATTCTTGAAGATGTACAGCCAAGTTGAGTGCGCAATTTTTGTCAAGCCCGATCCCGATTTTACCGAAGCCAAACTCGACTACGACGGCATCGTTACCATCATTGAACTTGTGGATGTGTATTCCTTTTTCGCTCATTTTTTCGTTATCTCCTATTGTTTGATTTTTTATCTCGGCTGGCCGGACTCGAACCGGCATCAAAGTCGCGCCAAATGGAAGTGGCTACGAGACACGTTCGGGTGCTTCCACTCACCCGCATGCTGCCTACCAATTAGACTACAGCCGATTTGGTTTTAGGTTAAACTTTGTCCAAGAGTTGCTTCATGCGGCAGCAGATAAGGTTCTTTTGTTCGTCAAAACCTGAAATCTGCGCTTTAAGGAATAACGCGTCTTCGCAGGTTTCGTCGATCATAGAGTTCAGTTGATTTTTCTTTTCATGGATAAAATCGCAGATACCATCAAGCTCGTGGCTCAACTTAACGATTTTCCTAGAGTTATTTGGTTCTGGTTCGGTCGCTCGTTTTGCGGCGTTTTCGATTGAGTAATTTCGTTCTTTACTTGTTTCCATTGTTTACTCCTTGTCAAGCAGTGTTATTCCGTGGCGCTTCAGCGCTTCTTTCATGCGGGCGTTTTCCTTCATGATTGCTTCGTATTCTTCGAGCGGCAACTGCGTGTAGAGCGGAGCCGCGTGCGTTTGGTTGGGGTGGAGCGGATAATCCTTCATTTTTCCTCCCACGTAATCACAAAATAGTTCACGCCTTCCTTCGTTTTCTTGTAGCCCGTCATAGGCTCGGTGAGGATTTTGCCGAGACGGAGTTCTTCGGCTCCCGCGAGGTTGGCTCCCGTGAGGTCGGCTCCGTAGAGGTTGGCTCCGTAGAGGTTGGCTCGCGTGAGGTTGGCTCCGTAGAGGTTGGCTCGCATCCCTTCCCATCCGTCCACGTCCTCATGCAGCCAGTGCTTGTGCCGTTCGACAATCTTGTTCAGTTCTTCCTGTGTCATGATTTACCTCCACTTATCCGCCATCGCGCAGCACTTGTCTTCTGCTGTGGAGTATCTTCTGCTTTTGGGTTTGTCTGTGTAGCCGTACCAAAAGTAAAGTGCCTTCCACTTGAAGACGTTAGCATTCAGCAACCACAACGCCCTCTTGAGCCTGCGCTCCCGCATACCCGCATCCACGCTCTCTGCGTATGCCGTGGCCTTCGCATCCTCAAGTTTCGCCTTGAGTTCAGCGATGTATTTGCGCAAGTCTCCACCGCCACATTCTTCTTCCAACTGCAAGAATCCTGCCATTTCGTCATCGTCTAACTGGATTCTCGCATTGAGTTCAGCGATGGCTTCGTCAACATCGTCAGCATTGTATGCTCGCACCATTATCGTAGAAGGTGTCTTGACATTATTCGTCCACAAGTATTCTTCTTCAAGTTCGTCGCATTTCATCTTGTCGCCTCGCTTTTTGCCCATTCCATGAAATTATCTCCGCATCCTATCCAGTAGTCTACCGTGCAGGTTTCTTTTGCCGGACATTTCTTGCAGTCGATAGCTCCAAGGAACCGGACTTGATCATCGTCAATATCCTCGCCATTGTCGATGATCAAGTCCTCCAATTTAAGGTTCTGTTTCCACTTTTCAAAATTTGTCATTCTGTCTCCATTTTTTTTCGCTTTTGAAATTTCCTATCATCCCTGCGCCCCTGCGATATTCCTTTCGCGCCTGAACATCTGCATATAGTCCGCCACGCTCGGCGGGCATAGCCCGAGGGTTACCGGCATGTTCGCGGGGTATCCCTTCGCCATGGGCAGAAGCCTCCAGAACCGCTCGTATATGCGGGTGAGGGTCCCGCGCATCATCTCGTCATAGGCCCTCGCGGCATCGGGTCGCACGTAGACATACCGCGAGCCGTCCTTCGTCATCGCGTATGCTTTCCTGAACCCGGCATAGGCCTTGTCGTTGCCGTTCAGCCGGTCGATGGCGATGCAGTACCGCTTCGCGCTCTCGTGGAAGTTTATTTTTTGCAAGAGAGGTTCCTTCGGGAGCCATGCGGCCCTCGGGTCGCGCCGTTCTTCTTCAAAGCCTTCGTTGTTATCCATTGAATTCTATCCCCTTCGCCCTTGTGAGCTGCATGAGTTCGTCCTTCGCATAATCCAGCGCAAAGCGCTTCACCTCGTCGCCCCATAGTTCCCCGTCGGAAATCTCCGGCAGCGCAAATTTCCATTTTCCCGCGACGGCATGACCGCTATTTTCGGCCATGGCGCGTGCCGCCCTCGTAATGTCGCCGTAGGTGATCGGGGTGCGCAGGTCGTTCTCCATCTTGGTGTCGAGCGCTCGCATGAAGGCCGCCTTGAGCTGGCGGTTGCATACGTCGGCGCGGTCCGCGATGATGGATGCCCGTATTTCGAGGATGCTGTCCTCGGGAGGGGTCAGCCCCAGCGCGTGGAAGGAATAGACAAGGAGTTTCGTGACGATGCTTATTCTCGCGGCCATGAGCGCCGTTTTCCACTTCGGCATCTCGTTCGCGGCCTCCACCGTCTCGGATACCCTCACGAGCATCCTGTCAAGTTCTATGTGCATCTGGCCCATCTTTCGCTTTTCCTTTTTCTACAAGAGCCCGTATTTCTTGAGTTGCTCGACCTGCCGCCTGCCCTCGCGCTCGGTAAATGTCTCTTTTCCCTTTTCCTTTTCCTCGTCCGCCTTCTTCCTCCAGTTAGCCCAGTAGGTAAGGGTGGCGTAATGGTTTACGGAGGTGGTGGAGCCGTCCTCCAGCTTCGCGGAAAGGGAGTCTATCATTTCCCGCGTGGAATTCAGGTTGCCGACAAGGCGGGCGAGCTCGTTGAATTCTTCCTGGGAGAGGAATACGTTCTCGAACGTGCCCCATACCACCTGGCCGGGCTTCTTGACCGCCGCCTTCTGGGCTACCGGCTGCGCCTGCTGGCGAGGCTGCTGCTGGGGCGCTGCGGGCCTCCGCTCGGGTTCGGGCCGAGATGCCGGGGCTTCCTCGGTATCCTGGGGCTCGGGATTTTCTGCATCTTTTTTAGAGCCTTCCTTCGTTTTTGACGATGAAGATTTTGCAGCCCGGAGTCCGTTTGACTTCCATTTGTTCGCCTCCGGATGGGCTTCTATGTACCGGGACTCCTTCTCCTTGAGATTGAGGTATTCCTCGCCCTTCTTCTCGACGCAGATGTTGTAGACGGCCTCGTAAGTGACCTGCTCCTTCTTGCGCTCAAGTTCTGCAACAACCCTGCCCTCGATGTTCCCGACGGCGCAGTATGCGGAATAGCACTCCATTTCGTCGAGCAAGTACATCGCGTAAGGGTGCGGGTTTTCCTCGTAACCCTTGTATAGCAGGGTATTCCGGAAAGACTCGAACCATTCCCAGCAGTTGTCCTTGTTCAGGCCTCGCGTCTCATGGAAAAATTTGTCCAGCTCTATATGGACCGATGATACCGCCATTACACACCTTCATCGTTGAGCATCTTGTCCAAGGCCATCGCGAGCACGTTTCCGATAGTAAGGCGTATGCCCTTCTCGCTGCGCGTCTTTTCGATATATTCCTCTACTCGCTGGACGGCCTTCGCGTCCATGAGTACGGTTCGGGTTTCACTCTTGATTTCAGCCATTTTAGCTCCTTGTATTTAAAATTCAACCTTTTCGCCGTTTTTGTAAACTTCTATAAAGTTCAGGATGTTAAAGGTGGGCGAATCGTTTATCCATACGTTTCCGTCGCTATCGATCGATACGAAGAGGCCGTCGTCGTCATGGGCTATCCCGCTCAATGGGATTACTTCTATTTCATCGCCGTCGTAATTAGATTCTTCACGATTTGTCCATCTGCGGCGCTCATCTCTATATTCATCGATGGCCTGCCTAACATTTGCCGGGACTTTCCCATACCCGTCCCTGGAGTTGTCCAGGTAGCACCAAGAAGCCACCTTCATGAAGCTGATTCTGCGCCCGTTGAACTTGTTTACAAAAGATTTTTTCTTATGGTCCCAAAATCCTATCCGATAATTCCCGGCGACATTGTAGACGATTTCCTTGTCTCCGATTGTAGGATATAACTTTCTGGTAGAACACCAGCGATGGTCCGCAAAGTTAGCCTCGAGCAGGTACTTCTGGTATTTATTGGCATTCTCTAGGAGTCCAATCTTTATCCGGAGCCTCTGGTTTTCTTCCTTCAGCTCGTCAAGTTCAGCCTCTGCTCGTTGCATTTCTTGCGCCTGCAAGTTTTCTTCTTCTGCCGTCATTATCTTTGTGCCTTCTGGGTTCTTTCGCCTTTTTGTAGATAATCTATAAATAAAAAATCATTTTTGCAATAGTTAGAATTTATTTTTACAAAGTTTTTTTTATTATAGTCGCAAGGGGGTTGCAAGGGGGTTGCAAGGGGGTTGCAAGGGGGTTCAACCATTTAATACTATTCCATTTCATTTAATTTCATTCCATCTAATTCCATTCCATTTCATTTAATTCCATTTCATTCCATTTAACTTTGATTTTTGTTTTAATCTTCGTTTCCATTTTCACACAGGGTTTATAGGGAGAGCGTTGAAAAAATCATTTACGACATTTGTGTGTGGGTGGGTGTAGGGTAGGTAGAGGGGAGGGGTAGGGGAGGGGGTTGCAAGGGGGTTGCAAGGGGTATCACCTTTTTCGTGAACCCACGAAAATGATGCCGCCGTTTTGCGTCCGGTGCGCCATGGTCTATTTTCTTCTCATGGCCCTTCCCTTCATCGGGTAATCACGAACCGCGCTCCTGGCCCCTTTTCTGCGCAAGAGAATTTATTGCATATATGCTCATTTTTGCATAAAAAAATGGACGTGGATTTGGCGTCTAATTGACGGTCAAAAAGAATTCAAAAAAAATTTCTACCACCCCTTGACGGCTCCCGGAAAAATGGTTATATTCCTCACTGTTCTCCTTTTGTAGGTTTTTCGCTTTGCCCGGATGTCCTCCACATCCGGGTTTTCCTTTTACCTCCCCATGCACAAGAAAGGCCCCGTTGCCGGGGCTGTTTATTTCTTGTCGATTTTGTGGATTTATGCCTAGATCGTGACCGTTACCGTGGTGCCTCGCAAAACAGCGGCAAGCATTGTTCTGTCGTAGAATCGACCCTTGATTTCTACGAGGCAGTACCACCTTTTGTAGTTTTCGAGCATCTTCGGGTCGTTCTTGATGCTCCTGGGGAGCTTTATTTCGCTACAATTGACGATTTTTCCCTTCTTGTCGTATTCCAGCTTGTCGGTGTCAATCTGGAAAACATTGTCTTTGCCTATCGGAGTTTCGATAATCATGTTAAACTTCCTCCACTTTAACCGGGGCTTCCCAGCTACCCTTATTTTCCGCGCTCCACTTTACGCAAGCCACAAGTTTGTCGGCGGCTTCCACAACGAAGGTCTTGCCAGTCCAAGATGTTATCTTAAATTTTTTCATTTTTCTAATCCTCTTTTTTCCGTTTTCCCGTTGTTTAAGCCTCGGCCCTCAAATCTTCATAGACGCACTTTGCGAAAATGTCGCGCACGCCCTTTTCTTCTTTCAGGAGGCAATAGAAGGCACCGCTAAGAACATCGTCTTTGAGCTTCTTTATGGCCTTATTGCTCGTCATTCCGTTACAGAAGGCGAACATTGCCATGTTCTTCGTGAGTTCCTGACCGGCTTCGGTCTTGATCGCTTCGTTGAAGGCCTTTGTGAAGACTTTGGCGAATTTCTTTGTTTTCTGCATGGAATTTTTCATTTTGCTTTACCTCGTTTTGGGTTTCTTTATGTACATAATATACATAATATATTTAACTTTGTCAAGATGAAAACCAAAGAAAAATGATATTTTTTGCTTACAAAGAAGGCCCGCCCTCGGTGGGCGGGTATCGTTTGGTCATTGGCTGTCTTTAGGCGGCCTTCTTTACGGGTAAAATCTGCCAGCTTTCGTAGAAGCCTACATCGAAATAGTCAACCATGCTTTCGCTCTTGTCGTAGTTGAACGAACTGATGATCTTCGTCATGGCTTCCCAGCGATCCCAGAATTGAGCCGTGAACATCTGGGCTTCCCTGCGTTCCAGGTTCCAGCCGTGGCAAATGGCGAACGGGTAGCCTTCCGTATATTGGGCGTACTTGTTGGATGCCCAAAGTTCAAGAGCGCGTTCCTGTTTCTCGCCAGACCACTTGAAAAACTCGCCGGATTGAACCGTGGGGCCGTTCTTCTGGTCGGGATCGACCACCCAGGATGCACGCAGATAGTGGTTTTCGTTGAGGTTCATGAGGTCGCCCTTGCAGTCTTCGAACGTGCGAACATCGCCGGGGAGAAGGCGGAACTTTACCGTCACCTTCGGCGTGTAGCCAGACCACTTCGTCGAAATTGTGACGCCCTTCACCTTGCAGGCCTTCATGATTTCGCGGATTTTCGGGGCCAGCTCGTCGTATTTCGTGTGGCTGTTGCTTCCTTCGTAGCCGCGACCGCCAAGATAGGCTTCGACTTCTTTCGTGTAGCAGGTGTTCAGGATTTCGTTTTTCATTTTGTTACCTCTTTTGTTTTTGTTTACGATATAAATATACATAATTTATGTATGTTGTGCAATAGTAAGGGCGAAAATTTTTGATATTTTTTGCTTACGTTTGGTTCGCCGTTATACTTTTTGTTGGATTTTTCGTTACTAAAAAGTTATATTTTTGCTACAAAGTCTCACAAACAGGAAGCTAAAATCATGGAAAATGACGAAAAAAACGGTTTTAACTTCGAGCGAAAGACAGCAAGGGCTATCATCATGCTGCCCGTTCCCGAAGTTAGACCCTACGAAAAGAACCCGCGAAAAAACGCCGAGGCGGTGAAATATGTCAAGGCGTCGATCGAAAAATTTGGCTTCAAACAGCCGATCATCGTAGATTCCAACCGCGTTATTATTGCCGGTCATACACGACTGGAAGCGGCGAAGTCCCTCGGCATGGCGGAAGTCCCCTGCATCGTTGCCGACGATTTGACGGACGCCCAGGTTAAGGCCCTGCGTCTCGCTGACAACAAGGTTGCCGAATTTTCCGAGTGGGAAATGAACCTCTTGGGCGAAGAACTAGGCGAACTTGCAGAAATTTCGGACATTGACATGGGCGATTTTGGGTTTGACGATAATCTGGACAACATTGGCGACGAGGAAGAAAACGGAACCGAAGAAAAGGGCGTAAATCTTTCCGAAACATTCCAGATTATTGTGGAATGTGAAAACGAAATTGAACAGCAAGAAATTTTTGAAAAATTGTCGGGGGAGGGGTATAAATGCCGTCTTTCGACATTGTAAAAAAACTTGATGTGAAAGAAACATACCGCGTTGCGCGTGTCCTTTCCGATTTTGACATGGACAAAAGCAAGGGCGATGTCCACTTTAAGGGCGAAATTGAAATACCCGAAGACTGGAGCGTGGGCCTTATTTACGGCGCAAGCGGTACTGGAAAAACTACCCTCGTAAAAGAACTTTTCCCGGATGCCGTCGTTGACGAATTTTCGTGGGGGGGGGGGTCGTTTTTTGACGATTTGCCA